AAAACCAATAACTACATTTTTAGATTCAAGAAAAGACTTAATTAAATGGACAGTTGATATACATAACGCAGTAAATAAAATGTTAGGAAAAGCCGAATGGACCGAGGAGGAAGTAATTATATATTATGAGCGACTGGGGCGTAGAGATCGTTCGCCAGTATGGACAAGAGATGATATGAAAGAAGTAGATTATCGTTCTTTTCTAAAGGGATTTATAACTGGTTCCGCTATTTTAGCAGGTGTAGGGGGCGTTGTTTACATAGTTAATAAGCTATAAAAACCATAAAACAATTAATCAAACTATAAAGAGAGAGAATAATCAGATGAGCGGCAATCAGATTAATATCACAAAATATATGTCGGGTAATACGGCAACTAAGGTTCCAAATTATAAGCCATCTACGGGAAATTACAAGACAACCACAAATTTTAGCACTTCTGGATCAGGTACGGGTAGCAATATAGCAAGAATTTTATCTTATTTATTGGCGATTTTTATTGTAATTATGGTTATTTTACTATTTATTAATTACTTTGTTACACCAATATTTAGATTACGTCCTGGTGGTCCCGGTATAATACCAATACCTGGCTTTGATGATGGTAAATTGTTCTGGAATAGGAATAATGCTGGTCAAATTCTAAATAAGAATTTACCAATTATTTCACAATCATTTGGTTATACAATCAATCTCGATGTATTTATTCAAAACCCATTACAATTCTCTAGACATCCGCGTATATTTTTTAGTAGAGGTGCTACAAAAACAGAAACTCCATCTGGGGATACTCTACTTGGCATACTAAGCAACTATAATATTGTGGCTGGATTATTGCCCGATACAAATGATCTAATAGTTTCAGTGCTAAATAAGGATAATAATATGGAGACAGTTGTTATTCCAAATATACCTATTCAGGAACCATTTAGATTAAGTATGGTTGTAATGGAACAAGCCTTAGAGGTATATGTAAATGGTCATTTAATGCGAACTCGATCATTTGGTGCCCCGCCAAAATCAGTCGAAGGCGATATCTATCCCGCAGCAGGCGTTGAAGCTAATATAGTAAAAGTAAGAAATCTTAAAATATGGTCTCGTATCCTTACAACAAGTGAAATACGGGAAGCTCGTCCCGCTTTAAGTACTACAAAAGACTTTGGAGCTGGACCAATGCCTTCATCATCAACATGTTCTACGTCAGCAAGTAACACAATGACAAGTATTGAAAAAGCGATGGACAGGTTTACAAAGTTATCGGTGGACAGTGTTTCCGATATAAGTTCAAAACTTCTATAATCATATAATATTATAGGATGTCAATTGCTCTAATCGTATTTGGTGTAATTTTATTATTAATTACATATTATATAATTGTTTATGTAATCTATCCAGGGTCAGGTAATAATGATATTCTTACTACAATGACGCCTCTAGATACTAAAAAAGATATATTAATGTCTGATGTGACTCATACTACCCTTTTAGGGGGTGCTGGCTCAACTGTTATGGGGTATTTTAACCTAAAAGGGGGAGATCGTACAGTTAAATATCAAGATAGTTATACACCATTAATTCAAGTTGAAAATAATTGGTATTTAGAAATTTCTCCTTCACCAATTGGAAAAGATGATTCGGCAGCACGCCTCCGAGTTCAAACAAATGATGGTGGTACATTAAAACACGAAATTATTGAATTACCACAAATCCCAAAACAAAAATGGGTATTTATTGCTATTTTACGTGATGGAAGGCGGTTTGATGTAATTTATGATAATAAGATTGTAGCTTCGCAGCGTCTTGAGTATTATCCGGTTGTCATAAGCAGCCCATTATCTATTGGAAATAAAGGCTTAAATGGCTCAGTTATTCACGTAATAATTAATGGTTTACGGCTAACACCTAACGCAGTAGAGCGTGAAAGAGTTGCGCACGTAGATACAAATAATACGGTATTAGAATCGAACTCAATTGATATAAGTTTCCCAGGATTAAAGTTATTCGCACAATGTCCTCCCGGTTTGCCGTGTGACCCTATTACAAAACCACCCAATAATAACTTGGTACAATGGAAAACACCATATGCTTAAAAATTCGGTTATAGAATATCCTTGTATTTGTCAGGATAATGAACGCCACTGCTAACAATTCTTCTCCAATTGGAAGAATGATTCCAGTACTAATTGTTTTTGCGGGTTTAATTGGATTATACTATTTATATCAATATCTATTTGGCCCTAAAAGCACAAATGCTTTCGCATTAATTTCAGGTAAGCAGAATGCTAATATAGACCCGTCTAAACCTATTACGATAACATCAAATAACCTCGCAACACTCTATGAAGGCGGTGAGTTTACTATATCCACGTGGATTTATATAACAAATTGGTCATATCGTGCTGGATTTAACAAACCAATTCTCAGCATTGGTGGGCCAAACTTTGATACTATTCGTATGTACTTGGGTGGTGTTAAGCCTAAATTAAGTGTCCGATTCCAAACTAAGGATGCGAGTGGTATTAATAATTCGGTGCCAACTGGCGCTAATGCTATGAATATATCAATTGGCTCATCACAAGCATCACAAGCATCACAAGTTCCTACGGAATCACTTGATAAGGCTACGATGAATGCTACATTCGGTATTTTACAAACTGATTCTGGATTATTAGATTCTTCTCCCCTTTGCGATTTACCTGAACTAGACCTACAGCGCTGGGTATGTGTTACAGTTGCTGCTAATGGAAAAACAGTTGATGTATATATGGATGGTAAATTAGCCCGTTCTTGTGTATTACCGTCCTTCTTTAAGGTTGACGCTGGTGGTTATTCAGCCAACTTATTGGCTTACGGTGGATTTGGTGGCCAAATTGCGACAACTACAATGTATGATACCGCATTGAATCCAGAAGAAGTTTATAAAAATTATATGGCAGGACCTGAACCAATCACTAGTATTGGACAATTGTTCTCCACATTCTTTAGCCCTGGTGTAAGTGTCTCAATTAAATCCAAATAAAAAATATAAACTACTCCAAAATAAATAATACAAATTAATAAGAAGAAACAGATGGAGAACGTCAGATTTAATCAACAAGGTAATTCTGGTCCGCCCGGTATTGTACCACAAATTCTATTTGCACTAGCTCTTGTGGTTAGCACATATTTAGTTTTACTATTTGTTGAAATTATTTACAAATATATCAATCGTTTGGCTATGAATAGAACTGAATTACTACCATATACATACAACATTGAGGATAAAGCAATTAATATTCCTCAAAATCCTAATGTGAAAGGCTCTAAACCCGTTAATTTATCTGATAATGAACGATCTGGTGTGGAGTTCAGTTATACATTTTATTTAAACGTAAATCCTGGAGCATTCAGACAAGAATATGGTCTTAGTCATATCTTTCATAAAGGGTTTATATCTCAATTTCCTCTTTTAGCACCCGGTGTGTATATGCGTTCTGATACAAATACTCTCCGAGTCTATATGAATACCTATAAAACTTGGAATAATTATGTGGAAGTTGAAAATATTCCAGTTGGAAAATGGGTACATATTGCGATTGTATGCTCTGAAAACTCCCTCGAAGTGTATATTAACGGCAATCTTGCTAAAAAATTACCATTTGATGGCTTCGCTCCATATCAAAACTTTGAAGATATCTGTTGCTTTTCACAACGTAGAATCACAATGAAGCATTCAATTGTACCATCGACGGATGAAAATGGATTTGATGTATTTGGCTGTATGAAAGGAATGATCAGTCGACTCAATTATTTCAGTTATGCTTTATGCTATGCTGAAATCCAACAGTTACTAAATGAAGGTCCTTCTTCAAAAATGGATTCATCAATAATGTCTGGAAATATACCACCATATTTAGATGATACTTGGTGGTCTCAAGGACATTAAATCACTATATAATAAAAATGGTAAGAAAAGCTCAGAAAACTAAGAAGAAGCATTCTTCAAAACGAAAAACATCTCGTTATATCCATAAATGTAGAACATTACGTAAAAAAGGTGGAGTTAATAATGAATTTATTGAAAAAAGAGCTACCTTCATAAATACTATACAGGGCATTTGGACTTGTTCTTGAAAATAATAATAATAATACAATAAGTATTGTCTCTACTATAAGAGAACCTAATAGTAATATGAGTAATAATAATATTAACTAAATATAATTATTATATTTATATATTTAATATGTGAATCTAAAGCATCACATATTAAATATAACACAATTAGCAATGCCAGGTGGAGGTCTATACGCGTTAGTCGCCTACGGAGCACAAAATGTCCTGTTAAGTGGTAATCCAGACTTTACATACTTTTATAAAAGCTATAAGAAATATGCCCATTTTGCGGAAGAATCTGTGACATTTTCTATGGATGGTCCACAGGATTTATCATATGACCAACCCATTCAAGTTCGATTAAAAATTCAACGTATCGCAGATTTAGTACGTGATATGTATTTCCTATTTGATTTACCTGATATATACTGTAAATACATTGAGAACCTGCCTCAAAATGGACGAACTGCGCAGTATAATTTTGCGTGGGCTACATATATTGGGTGTCATATTATTCAGGAAGTAGGTATTTATATAGCAGGACAAAAGATTCAAGTGTTCGATGGCGCATATATGATTGCTCGAGCACAAGCCGATTTAGATTCAAGAGCATTTACAAAATGGTCTCGTCTAGTTGGTAATATCCCAGATTTATATGATCCCGCGAATGGTCTATATGGTGGCGGATCAACTGGTATCGGTTATCCTTTAGTATATAACAATAATGGTCCTGGTGGAAACCTATTTACTCCAGCTA